AAGTTAAGTATTCGTATGGAGCTCCTCCAGAAATGAAGGACGCACCGAAAAGAGCTTTGAATTGAGAATACGAAGTTACTAACGTTGGAATATTAACAGGTCCAGTGACTGTTGGGCCAACAATGGCCGCACCAGCTGCAACTGGACCCTGTGTTATTTGTGATAGATCGTTCTCTGATACGAAGACTCCTGGAGATAATAGAGTTTCTGCCATTTATTATGTTTTTATCTAGCAATAAATATCGAAACTTTTTTCAAAAACTCTTATTCTACTACGGTGTATTCTCCTGTCTCTAAATTAATGCTAATATTGCCATAATTTTCTTTGAGATCAGCGAAAAGTTTCTCTTCGTCTTTCCTTAATTGAACAATGCGTTGTTTTTGTCCATCTAATTGCAAGTCTATCAAAGTTTTCTGATAGTTCAACTCTCCTAGAACTGATGCGATTTCTAGTGATTCTTTTTTAATAAAAGAAATCCTTTGTAGTTCGTTTTCCGTGATTTTTGTAACTTCTGCCATTTTTTATTTTTTATTTGGTTTGTTTTTTGCTTTCTGCTTTCTTTTTTCCTGCTTTTGGCTTTTCTTTAACTGCTGGTGCTTTTAGAGTTGGCTTTTCTTTAATCTTCAACTCTTTTTTCACCGGTAGCTCTTCCTTTACTACTGGTAGTTCTTCTTTTACTACAGGCAGTTCTTGTTTTACTACAGGATGAACTTCTACTGGGGTTTCGACAACAACAGTAGTTTTTTGTTTTTTCTTTGAAGCCGCGTAAGCTATTGCTCCCGCAACAACTACAGCAAATAAAATCAATGCTAACATACTTTTTTATTTATAAATATATGTAAATAAACAAAAGAAGTTGCTAGTGAAAATATTTTTAGACTATCGGTTCTTCAGATCCAGTTGGAAGAGATCCAGTTGGAGGCGGAGGTATCAAAGTAACTGGGATTGAAGCTGCTACCAGTTCATCAATGTAACTATTGTCTTGACTCCAGTTTTGAAACTGCTCGTCTGTCAAATAGTAATTTCCTTGAATACATTGTACGCCAGTATCTGTAAGAAGCTGGTAATAAGTTCCGCATGTGCTATCAGACGTATTAAAAGGAAGTATTTTAACGTCTAAAGTTGTAGCTGTTCCTGAGAAAGGGAAAACTACTGGTTCGATTTGTGCCATTTGTTTTGTTTTTTGTAAATAAATATGATTAGGCGAAGCTAGAACTCATGTATCTAGTTCCGTTCCAAATAAATAATAAAGATCCTGACCAGTAAGCGCTTCCTGTTAAAGGAGAGCTTGAAGCAGTTAAAGGTAGTACGAATGATGACGTGGGAGACATAAGCATAGAACCTGATACAGTTACGCTACCGCTTAATACAGTATCTCCTAAAACAAACATTTCTATAGATGCCGTAGGAGTTATACTAGATCCTACTACTAATTGATGTCCTGGATTAATCCTTAGCAATCCTAATGATGTGTTATACACATTCTCCACTCTTGCTACCGCCACTGCGGATGTTGCTCCTAATGAAGCTGTTGTAATAAATCCTAAGTTGACTCCACCGTGAGTTGACGTAGATATCGTGTTTAGTGATCTTGCTCCTCCATATAATCCTATGTAAGCTCCTCTTTCTCTATTTGGTTGATTTCCATACGTACTACTTGCTGCTGATTGAGCTATAACTGAGAGATCTGTTACGTCTATATTTCCCATCATAACTCCTTGAGGATACCATGTAGAGTATATTCCAGAGTTATAAGTAGAGTCTGGAGCGAATACAACTTTATTAGCAAAAGTAAATCCAGCTGGATATATAGGACTTAGTCCTGCTCCTCCTATTATGATTGAATTATCTCCTGATCCAGCAGCGCTTCCTATTATAATATTACTAGAATTTGAAGTTAATCCTGATCCTGCTGAAGATCCAATTAGCACATTATTTCCTCCTGTAGTCAAATTAACTCCTGCACTAGATCCAATTACAACATTATATCCTCCCGCTGTCAATCTATATCCTGCTTCAAATCCAATCACAGTATTTCCTTGCGTAGTCATATTATTAAGAAACGATGGAGCTATTAACACATTTCTTTGTTCGTTTGCTCCAGAACTAGATATAGTACTTGTTCCTCCACCAATATGAATATTAGATATATTAGTTACTCCACTAGTGCCTACTAATCTAATCCAATTTGTTTGAGTAGTAAAACTCAGTCTAGATTGAAATGCCAAATAACCGTGAGCTCCTTGAAAATACATTACATCAGAGTTTGCTGTGGTATTTGTGCCTCTAAGAACTCCAACAATATCTACTTGTACACCAGCATCGACAGGAGTTCCGCTTCCAATCCAAAGCCTACCATTATTAAACACATTAAGATAGTTAGTTCCGCTCTTATTAATGTTAAACTGATTGGAAGTTCCTAAACTGGCACTTATTCCATTATAGGCCGTTATCAGACCGTTTCTAATATCCATAAATTGTGATTGGTTGTGATAATAAATATTGGAGCATTACGGGTTTGTTAAAGTGAATCCATTTAGATTAACTGTTGCCAATGTAGCTCCGGATCCTGTGTTTAGAGTTCCTAATACAGATACGTTACCTTGGAGTGTTTTTGTTCCATAATTCATTGTGAGATTTCTATAAATGCCGCCTTTGATATTTTGGCTGCCCGAGGCATATATAAAAGTTGTACCTAAACTAGAAGTTACATCCAATATACCAGTTGACATTGGTGCAGAAGAACCATAATAATAAAAAGTTGAGTTAGCCGCCATTAATAATTTACTATTAGGATTAGTACCATTTAATGAATTAATATTACGTATTGTGTCTCCAGTATATGTAAGAGTTATCGCTCCAGATACTATCATATTATATATATTATACGTAGGTCCACTTCCTGCAAAAATTAAATTCTGATTGTTTGTAGTAAATGTCCAAGATCCTGTACCTACATTTGGGTTATTATTTGATTGGAACTGAATGCCGCCTTGAAGTTCAATGTTTGGATTTCCAGGAAAAGATATATTTCCTGGATTTGCTACATTAAATAAGCCTCTAAATACAATGTTTCCTGATCCACTTATGTTTAGAGAGGGAATATTGATATAAGCTCCATCTCCCGCAACTGTTGTCGTTCCGCTAACTATTAAATTATATCCTAGACATTCAAGCGATGAAGTAAGACCAGCAGCAACTGTTAAATCTCCATATATTGTAGTATTTCCAGATAAAGTTTTTTGTCCTCCTCCACCTACAGCTAAACTATAATATGCTGTTCTGGGAATTGTAAAAGCACCACTTACAAAGTAACCTATTAAATTTGAAGAACCTGTAGGAATTATTAAAGATCCTATCGACATTGGAGTAGACCCAAAAAACAAATACAAACTACCACTATTTACAAAAGTACTACCGGCTTCGGTTCCATTTAAAGAGTTTCTTATTGCTACATAATTGCTTTTAGCATTCACTGTGATAGATCCTGATACTATTACATTATAAAATTCTGAAGAATTTCCTGATCCTCCCCAAGTTAAATCTTGATTGTTTGTAGTAAAGGTCCATGATCCGGTTCCTAAATTAGATGTAGGATTTGATTGATTTAGTATTCCATTTCTACATTCAACATTTGGATTTCCACTTAAGTTGATTGTGTAAGGATTATTTATTGTTGGTCTACCTATAAATGTAATATTTCCTGGGCTTGATTTAGTTAAACCATTAGTTGAAGATATGTTAGTTGTTCCACTAACTGTTAAATTATGGCTAGATAATTCCAATACACCTGGATTATTAAGTGTTAAAGCTCCAGATATATAACTGCTAGTTCCTAATGTTTTAGTTCCTGTACCGCTTATCGAAAGATTTCTTAATACTCCATATCTAGTAGAAATAGTAGTTGAATAATTCCCAGTAAACCCTATTGTATTATTTGAAGAAGTGAAATTAAAAGAACCAGTCGTCATAGAATTAAGAGAAGTGGCGCTATTGAAATTGATAGTTCCACTATTTATTAATTGACTCGATGGAGTAGTTCCGTTTATAACATCGTTTAAAGTTACCGTACTTGCGTTTGCTAAGACTGAAAGTGCTACATTTTCTATAGAAACTGGTCCATCAAAAATAATCGTACTTGATCCTGCTGTATTATATAGGCTTTGATTGTTTGTAGTAAATCTCCAAGTTCCTTTGCCAGTGTTTACTATATTATATTGATATAGATCTATACCATTTCTTACTTCTATAGTTGGATTTCCATTTGAAAAATTAATCAAATTCAACGGATATCCAGCGGCAGTATTTCTTAAAGCTCCATTAAATATAACATTTCCTGGTTGGCTTTTTGATAGTGTGCCATATAGTCCTCCATTTATTAGAGTTGATCCACTACAATAGTAATCGTATTGTCCTAGTTCTAATGTTCCATAATTGATTTGAAGATATCCATTTATAACAAGATTACTAGTTAATTTTTTATTAGATATAAATCCTGTTGCAGTAAGTCCATCATAAAAAGAACATTCTAAATTATGATAAGGACCTCCAGGTAAAAGCTGTTCTGTGAGTCCTTTGTAATAAAATCTAGAAGTTCCAGGATTCATTCCGTTTATCCTATTATATTTTCCAGAAAGAAATATATTTGGACTTCCATTACATAAAAAGTGTCCTTGAACGTCAAAAGAAGAGCTCACGTTTAAAATCAATCCAGTATTAATAGATGCAGTAAACCCAGGTCTAACTACCAAAGTTCCTATAGTTCTGCTAATATCAATCACACAGTTATCTGCAATATCAGCTACATCTGAACCAGTTGGAACAATACCTCTGCTCCAGTTTGCAGTAGTACTAAATAGATTTCCAGATACTGCTCTAAATACGTTTGCATTAATTCCTGATGTTATTGGCATATTTTTATATCTTAGTTATTGTAAAGCCATTATAATTAATTATAGTAGATCCCGTAGTTATAGTTCCTGTAACATTAATATTACCAAGTAATACTTTTGTTGATCCAGATAATGTTAAGTTAAGATACGAAGGATTAATAGGATCTGTTGGAACTTGAATTGATTGAGTTTGTGATCCTGTATAATTATATGTGAAAGATCCTGCATTACTCCAAAGACTTCCTGTAAGCATAGGAGGATCTGGATTTTGGTATATTATATTTCTTCTATTATTAAATATAGAAGTGGAACTTTCTCCATTCATATACGCTCCTGATGGGAAAATTATTGTGAATATAGGCACTGATGTGTAAGACGATGTTAATATAAGTTGAGCTGAAGATGATATTAATCCTTTTCCTCTAAATGTTATAAAATCATCATTACCTACAAAAAATGAAATACTTTGAGATGGTGCTGAAAAATACCATGACCCTGTACCTGTAAGATTAACTCCGTTACCAGTTATCCATCCTCCTTTTAGTTCTATATCTGGATTTCCTATGCTAAAATCTATATATCCATTATATACGCCTAAAGATCCACTAATAGTTATTTTTCCTGGCCCTGATTTTATTAGTCTTGATCCTTGATTTATCAATACAGATCCAGTTATTGCTAAATTATGATTACCGACATCTAAAATAGAAGGGGCTTCTAAACTTACGCCTTTACGAACAATTGTATTTGAACTTAATGTTTTTGTTCCTACGCTTCCTATATAAAGATTATTAAATATGTTTAGAGGTATTGTAAAATCTTGACTCATATAATATCCAATACCATTATATATGTTATTACTACCTGTAGGAGAATAATTTATAGTTCCACTAGTAGCCATACAATTTACAGATGATGTAGTAAAAAAATTTAATATTCCATCAGTATTAATAAAGCTACTTGATAGATGATCTCCATCTATTGGACTGAATAAATTCAGGTAAAATCTAGAACCGGCGAGAGCAGACAAAGACATCGATATAGGTCCAGATATTATAATAGGACAATTAAAAGTAATTCCCATTCCTGATCCGGGTCCATTATTATTAGTTATAGTTTGGTTATTTGTTGAAAAAACCCACTTATTATTTCCTGATGTAAATGTTGGGGTATTGTTTCCTATAAAAATACCGTTTCTTACTTCTACGTACGGGTTACTACTTGTAAAATTAAGAGTACCAGCCCCTTGTGGAAAACTTATTCCTCCATAAAAAGAAGCAGTTCCCCCTGGGGAAGTTTTTTGTAAAGTAGAAGTTTGTTGTATAGAAGTAGATCCAATAACAGTTAAATTAGAGCTAGATAATTCTAATACACCATTTGAAAATAAACTTAGACTACCAGAAAAATAACTACTAGTTCCTAATGTTTTAGTTCCTGTACCTGATACTAATAGACTCCATAAATTAGCAAATCTATTAGGGATTGTCAAATCATAATTTCCTACAAACCCTACTGTATTAGCAGAAGATGATAAATTTGCTGATCCCGTAGTCATAAAAGTACTTACCGGATTAGCGGTATAAAAATACAAAGATCCGCTATTTGCAAGTACACTAGATCCACTAGTTCCCGTTAAAATTTTAGTTATTCCTAGAATTTGTCCTGAAGGAACTGTTAAAGTAATAGATCCTGAGATATAGATATCAGTATTTATAGGTCTTCCAAATGTTGCAATTGATTGGTTATTTGTGGAAAATATCCAAGTTCCTACGCCTGAATCTAAAAAAGCTCCACCTATATCTGGATCGCCGACTAGTCCTCCTCTAAATTCTACCGTTGGGTTTCCTGTAAATAATACACGAGATGGATTTCCATATCCTAATTGTCCTGTAAATAATATTCTTCCTGGTTTACTTTTACTAAGTGTATGATTTCTATTTGTTACACTTGTAAATCCTAAAACTGACAAATTGTATTGGTCTAATTCGAATACACTACTAGTATTAGAAGTATCTGCTGAGAAGTAGTTTATATTTCCACTCACTATTATATTACCAGTAGCAAATTTATTACCTTGATAATATATTCCAACATTATTATATGTTACTCCAGGAACTGCTTGATTTCCTACTTTTGAAAAATTAAAAGTAGAATTTCCAGGAGAAAGACTATTTATCGTATTTTTATAACTTAATACATTAACGGTTGGAGCTCCACTACAACTTAAATGCCCCAAAACATTAATCACATCATTAATTTGTAAAGTCAACCCTGAATTAATCGAAGCGGTCACTCCAGATTGAACTACTAAAGTTCCTATAGTTCTACTAATATCTATAATACAATTATCTCTAATATCTGCCACATCTGATCCAGCAGGAACATAGCCTCTAGACCAATTTATAGGAGAGCTAAATAAACTTCCTGATACTGCTCTAAATATGTTAGGTTGGTATCCTTTATAAACTCCCATAACTGGATTAAATTACTTGTGTTGTTACTGTTGCTGCCCAAACGTAAGTTCTGCTTCCAGTTCCGTATGCTTTTACAGAAAAGGTGTTTGAAGTTACGGTAAGGTCTATATTGACTCCTGCGTTTTCTGAGTTTACGTATCTAAAATTGTTTCCTATGATGCTCGCTACTCCAGAAAGACATTTTATTGTGGATTTGATTTCCCCAGATATTGTAGCTCTTGAAGCGCTATCGTATCCTGTTACTACAGCATTTACGTAAGCAGATCCTGTGTTAGTCGTAAAAGTAAAAGTGTAAAGACTCGCAGTAGAATCGTTTAAAGTAGTTCCGTTTCCTTGCGCTACTCTATTTGTGAATCCGAATCCCTCGTCCATCACTGTGTCTGCTCTAAGATATACAGCAGAGTCTACTGCAAAAGTTGAAGGAAGTCCTAGACTCACGTAAGAAGCCGACTTATTAAAGACTGCGTACGGATAATCGTACATATTGACTTGAGCGTCAGAAGTAACTTCTAAAACAGGAAGACCAAAAAAATCGTTTACAGTGTATACAGACCCAGAAACTACGTCATCTATAACGAACATTGACCCAGAAGTTTGAGTACCAAAGTCTACAATTACGTTATTAGTATTAGATCCAGAAGCGGAGCCCGTAAATAAAGCGGACACTCTCAGAGCTGTCTGGGTCTGCGAGGAAGTAGTGTTAATAAAGGATGGAGTTATATTTACTCCAGTAAGTTTTGTGAATGGAATTGATCCAGAATGAACTAGGGACTGTGATATAAGATATCCTGCATTAGAACTAGTAAGAGTCATTACTGGACTCGTTATAAATTGCTGACCATTATTCGATATTCTTAATAGATCTGTTAGGTTACTATTATCTACTATTAATGCATTTGAAGCTGATGTTGCTCCTGTACCTTTTACATGTAATGAAGCGGAGATATCGCTTATTCTCATGTTTATACCAACACTTCCGCTAAAGAAGTCTCCACCTATAAGCGGTGAAGTGGTGTTAGAATTGGCAATATATAATTTTCTTGGATTTTGTTCTAAGTATCCAGCTTGATATCCGATCATAACACTAGATACAGATCCAGTGTATCCTGCTTGGTATCCTATGACTACTGCGCCATTTCCAGTTATTTGAGTATTTAATAAATTAGAAGCTTGATACCCTATAATAACATTATAATTACTAGGTTGACCTCCAGAGCCTACCGCTTGAGATCCAATTATTACGTTTCCTACGTGACCTACATTATTAAAAAATGAGGCTTTATAACCTAAGATAACTGAGTCTGCAAAGTTAGCTCCTCCTGGAACTACTCCATGTCCTATAGCTACGTTTCTTGGATTTTGATAATTTGGACTATTTAATAGACCTGCTCCTCCCCCGCCATCTGAAGTGCCCAACATAATAGATCCACTTCTAGAAGTCAAAAAGTAATTTGCTGAATACACTGGCGCATCTTGATAACCTAATATTATCGGTCCGTAAAAATTAGTTGGTAGATTAGCGTCGCTTCTTCCTCCTACTACTAATGAACCTCCACCAGCTATTTGTACATTTCCGTTAGTTATATCTAAAGCAGTATTTTGTGCTCCAAATCCCGCATTAGCAACAAAAGATGAACTAATTGTAATAGCGCTTAAATTTTGATAAACTCCATTAGATCCTGACATTACTGGAGCTAGAAGTACTCCTGTGTTTCCAAAAAAATGAGTTCCGTAAGTTTCTAACTTTCCAACTATTCTTGTACTTCCTTGAATGTCAGCTTGATAACCAGCATCCACAAAAGTACCGTTTCCTAACCATAATCTTCCTGGACTGTTTACATTTAAAAGCGTGTTTGATCCGCTAGAAATTCTAAATGTAGATGATGCACTTGGTTCCAAAGAGACTCTTAGAGATCCGCTGACTGTAGCAGAACCGCTAACGTCTAGGGAAGCGTTTAGAGCTGTTTCTTTACCTATTCCGACTGAGGATTGAGAAACGTATAAGCCTCTTCTTCCGTACTGGCCTATGCGAACTGTGTTATCGGAGAACGCCTCCATTACTGGAAGACCTGCTATAGTGTTTACGGAGAATAGCGACCCAGAAAGAGAATCGTCTACTGAAAATAGTCTTCCTGCTGTTCCGTCTACTGTAAATAAGCTTGATCCTGATGATGCTATGGACAGTGCACCGCTGATCGCTGAGGATCCGGTGATGTTTGCTCCGCCTTGGTCTACAATGAGACCGTTTTTGACTTTGAATTCTTGTGGCATATTTTATACTGTTTTCACTGTCCAACAGCTATTGATAAATATTGTTGGTTTGGTTTACTTTAATCCGAATCTTGATTTTTGCGCACTATAGTTTTGTCTAATTTCTAATATAGATAATTCTCGATTATATAAGATAAAACTTGAACAATTCATATTAGTAGAGGTATTTATACTATCACTTCTAGTAGCTATAGTAAATCTATTATGTGTACTCCAAGTAGATACTCCAGTAGCGACTAATGTAATCATTTCCCAAGATCCTAATGTATTAAAACCAGGTATGACTGCGTTTGCGCTAACTGAGGAATCTATTAGTATTCCATTTTTATGTAATTTTATTCCGGTATTCCCGGTTCCTCCCCAATATTGAAAAGTATTACCTCCAGATCTTCTTATTCCCCAACCTTGATTTAAAAAAGCTTCATCAGCATTGTAGGAAATATAAGTTTCATAGTCACTAGTATACGCGTTTAAATACATCCATATGTTTGCTGTAATAGTAGTGTAGTTTTTTAAGACTGCATCTGTTCTTATAGCATAATCATCTATTCCATCAAAAACTATACTTCCTGCTCCACTTGTGCTATATCCTGGATTATTAATCAAACTAGAGCTATAATTATTCCCACTCATATCATTCCATACCAAACTTCCGCTCACATAACTGTTTCTATCGGCAGCATCTAAAGACAATACCAATCCGTCTGTTACTATTTTACCGTTTGCATATTGTGTTGCCATATTATTTTAGTCCGAATCGGGATTTTTGTGCGTTATAGTTTTGTAGGACTTCGACTGGGGTGAGAACGCGATTATATACTTGAGCTAATGCTATACTTCCGCTTAAAAATTGAAGACTTGTTCCACCCGATGCTAGAGTTAAAGGTACTCCATTATTATTTAGCTTTATAGTTGTTGTTAAAACTGGATTACCATTTAAGTATACTATAGCATTATTTGATGGTGTTCCTGTATTTTCTGTAAAAGTTAATACAGTATTTTTCCATATTCCATCTGCTATATTTATTCCAGTTGATCTTTCTTGACTTGAACCCCAATCATACATTGCTAATACATTATCAAGAAGAAACAACCCATAGTTAGTTTGCTTTACTATTATTCCTCTAAAACCACTTCCAGCATTTGTTGTTTTTACCCACGCTGATATAGAACCTGATGTTATTTGTATAGATGAATTATTTCCACAGTTAATATATTCATTAACTCCTGTAAATACAATACTTCCTAAACTAGAAGAATTAAAAGTAGGTCCATTAGTTAAAGTTCCATTATTATTATCAGTTAAATCTCTCCAAGTACTACTACCACTCACATAGCTACTCCTGTCTGCTGCGTCTAGCTCTAATACTAAGCTGCTATCTCTTACTATATATGGTCCACCTGATACTCCCATAGTTATAAGCCGAAGCGTGATTTTTGTGCGTTAAAGTTTTGGAGGACTTCTGTTGCTGAAAGTGCTTTTGTATATATCATTCCATTAGCTACTTTGCCAGAATAATAATAATCATTAGTGTTCTTATAAGTTCTTCCTACCTTTACTGGATGTTGAGGTGGTGATATGCTTTGGTTTGAGGTAGCAATCTGTAATATTCCATTAATGTAAAAATAAGAAATTCCTCCTGTGTTTATCCCAGTTAAATTATACCATACATCTGTTTGATAATTCGAATCAGCTGATATAAAAGCAAATCCGCTTACTCCTCCTACTATAAAACTAAATTTACTTTCTCCAGATCTAATCCAAAAACTATATCCAGTATAGTTTACTGATGGTGAATTATCATCAAAACATCCAAAAATGCCTCTAAATCCTGTGTTAGTGCTTGACACATTTGCCCAAGTTGATATTGTGAAATTAGAAGATACATAATAAGAAGAGGTATCATTTGATGTTAAAACATAGTCATTAGTTCCATCAAACACAATGCTTCCTCCATTAGTAGAATCATAAGTAGGTCCATTTATTAAAGATCCTGAATTATTGAATCCACTCAAGTCTTTCCATGTATTTCCAAAATCAGGTCTATATGAATTAGGAGACCCAGCGTCTAGATACAACACTAGCCCGTCCGATACTATGTCTGGTCCTCTCCATCCATTTTGAAACGACATCTTATTACAATTGTGCTACTCTGTATTGTCTGCCTGTTGTGTCTGCGTCTTGTAACTCTGTAGCCTTAGCTTGCGCATCAGCGTAGTTATCGTAGTCGTAGATTGGGTCTTCTGGAGTTAGTCTCGCTACCCAGATCTGGTCTGATCCTGGGATAAATTGCATCTGTACTTGATATATCATAATCTTTGTTTTATAAAAGGTTTGAAATGTTTTTAAATGTCCAGCCTGAGGAAGCCGAAACTTGAAGCCTAACGAATCCTGAGGACAGCGAGGCTGATACTGCTACTAGATTTGTGTCTCCTATATCTGTAGTTACTACTTCTATGTATCTTAGGCTATTACCGTTCCAAACAGTCATTACTTGTCCGGATCTTGCGTTTGATGCTGATGCTACTGTGTAGTTGTAGAAGCAAGAAGTGTAAGATGAGGTTGATAATTGAGATACCGTAGTGATTCCTGCTACGGTTACAGAACTAGTATTATTGAATTGAGCTCCGTTAACTATAAAAGAGCCTGAAACGTAAAGAGAAGCTGATGGAGGATTACTTACGTTGCTTAAAGTTCCAGAAGTTCCTTTAACCCACCAACGATTAGTTAAAGATTGAAGAGTGGTGCCAGTCGTTAGTGTAGTTGCAGTTGCAAATATTACATCTGGACTTATAGCAGCACCAGTACTTTTACCTCCCGCTAAAATTAATGCACCTCCTGTTAAATCTGTGCCTGAACCTGCGCCGCTTGAATTAATTGTTACATCTTTTCCTAAAAGATTTTGATTTCCACTTCTTACACCAGTACCAAAATAAACGTCTGTCCATCCACCTGTATTTACATTGTTTTGTGAATATCCAAATATTAATTGATTGGCTGCGGTTACGGTATTATTCCAACCTATTGCAGCTGATGTTCCAAATGTAGAAGTATTGCCTGTTCCTATTAATAATCCTGATGGAGTTCCTGCTATTGCAGTAGTTGGAGAAAAATTATTACTTCCACCTATAAGTAATGGATATAATGTACCCGCGTTTGCGCCTAGTGTATTAAATATTCCAATAACCGTGCTTAATCCTGTAGTATGAGCTGAGAGATTATTTGTAAAACCAATATTTGTAACCATGCTTGCGCTAGTATTTATACTATTAGCTACGCCTAGCATTAAATGTCTATTTCCAATTGTTGGATATCCACTATTTTGACTGCCAATTAAAATAGAAGGTTCGTGAGGAAATCCGCTTACTAATTGAATACCTTTTGTTAGGGTATCAAAAATTACCCTATCTTTTAATGTTAAATCCCCATTAACTCTAGTGGTTCCGTTAACGTCTAGCTGATAAGATTCATTAGCAAGAGTTCCATTACCTATCCAAACGTATCCGTCTCTAGTAACATTAAGTAGAGTATTAGATCCATTAACTAATCTAAACGACGCGGTTATATCAGTGTTTACACTAGCAGAAATAGATCCTGTAGCTATCCTAGAAAGGTTAAGTCCGGTAATACCAGAAGCTGGGATTCCGTAAAGATTAGCACCAGATCCAGAGAAGCTTCCTCCAGTTAAAGATACAGTTGATCCTGTGATTAAAACTGATCCTGTAAACTGTTGTGTGTCAGTTAATCTGTTTCCAAATATATTAGATCCTGAGCTGTAAAGAATACTAGAAGTTATAGTTTGAACTACTAAAGTTTGAGCCGTTAAAGTTCCTGTGATTAAAGCAGCTGAGGCTGTTATTGATCCAGATATAGATTGTGATCCTGAATTAGTTAATACTTCTTGCCAGCCTGGATTAGAACCAGAATTATAATACCATAGACCTTCTGTTGCTGATCCAGTATCGTAAACTATCAATCCTTGAGCTGGAGTTGAGATAGCAGTTCTTTGCGCGGCAGTCATTCTTGGAGCAAGGAACCCTTTAGTTATACTATCGGCTTGCAAAATTGCCGATGCTGCTACATTAGTAGTATTAAAATATCCTCCACCTTTTAATGATTCAAAAGCACGAACATCAGCAAAACCTGTATAAGTACTCGTATCATCAATATCAACATAAACGCCTCTTAAAATAGTTCCATTTGAAATATTAGAATAATATTGAGTTTGAACTTTAAAAACATTTTTTGTTGTTGGAGAAACATTCGCAAAATAACCTCTTTTAATTATAAAAGTTTCAGGTTGTGAGCTTCCAACTGCACCATCCAAAATAGTAGCACCTGCATTAGAAGCATTTACATAAATTTTACCTACTCCACTTTGTATATACAATTCATTATCGAATACACCTACTGGAAATGCTTGAAATAATATGTTACTATTTTTATCGTATATTCTAAAGTTATTTGTATCTGCTAATAAATAATGACCTGCGTTTCCTATATATAAATTGCCACTTACTCTTGTATTGCCATTGACGTCTAACTGATAAGCCTGATTCGTAAATGTTCCATTACCGATCCATACAAATCCTTCTCTAGTTACATTAAGTAAAGTATTAGACCCGCTAGTGATCCTAAAAGAGGCGCTTATGTCTGTGCTTACAGAAGCAGTTACGGATCCAGTAGCAATCCTAGAAAGGTTAAGTCCTGTAATACCAGAAGCAGGAATATTGATCAATCCAGCTCCGTTACCAGTAAAAGATCCTGTAAATGATCCAGTAGATCCAACTACTGTGACTATTGGTCCTTGAGATCCAGACTTCTTAAGAAATAATTGACCGTCGAACGTATTTATGGCTAATTCGCCAAGATCTAATGATGAAGTTTCAGGTATTTTTCCTGGAACAGCAGAACGACGTAGTTTTAAGAATTGATTAGACATCTGTCTGGATTTGGTTAGTATATACTTATGAAAAGACTATGTAGTCTCTCTATAAATATTAGTAATCTCCCAAATCTACAGTATAAAATGATCCAGAGTCTCCGAAACTGTCTATGTCTTTTATTGTGATAGATCCAGTTACTGAAGGAGAATCTACGATAGCTACTGCTCCTGATACTATTAATCCTGGATTAGTGGTTCCTTGAATTGATAAGATATTTCCGGACTCTTGATAAGTAACGTTTGAAAGTATCTGTTTAAATTTTATTCTTGCCATGTTATGAAAATTTACCTATAGCTACTATAGTATCATTTGATTCTAAACTGTATCCTAAAATTGAGGTATCTACTTCCAAAACTGAGCTCGCTTCTAAGTCTATAAAACTGGTTATCGCTATCTGCTCTACTTCTGATCCGTTTACATAAAAATCGAATTGATCTACAGAATTTAGAGGCATACCGCTTGGAGCTATATACCAACCTCGATTAAAAGTAGCTGTTTTATAGTTAGTATAAGATCCGGTTACGGGTCTATTAGAAGCTAAATAAGCTAAAACATCAGGCCTAGACACTGTAGTCGTAGTGCTAGATTCTTTTACTATTATGTTTCTACTTACGCTCATTATGATTCGAATTTACCTACTGCTATTATAAGATCGCTCGCTTCTAGACTGTATCCAAGCACTGCTGGGTTCACTAGTAGACTGGAAAAAGTCAATCCATTAGTAAAAGAGTACGCTGTTGGCTCTATATAGACTCCATTTATGAATATATTGAAGTTTGAAGAGCTGTTTGCTGGTAAAGGTGATGGAGGTATTGCCCAACCTTTAGCAAAAGTAGCTGTAGTAGTGTTTACGTAAGTTCCTATAAGACTAGTATTGTTTATTAGATAGTTTGTATAACTAGCATCTAATACTTGAGTATCTATTGACTCGTTAATTGTGATTGCAAATCCGTCTTGAGCAATTGTAGCTCCCAAAGGCTTGAAATTGTTAGATCTTTTCTTAACCGTCTCTACAGATCCTGTGCCATCACTAGTTTCTAGTCCAAAAACGACTTGAGAAACTCCGTAGACTTTGTTAGCGCTTGCCAAACTTTTATTTATTGACTCTGGGATGATATATCCGTTCAAAGTTATGCTAAATGTATTTTTTACAGCTCTGTCTTCTCCTACTTCATAAGTTAGGTTCTCATCAAAAGACTCTATAGAAGAATAAAATTGAAATTTAGTAGGATCTCCCCAATAAGTTCTAGAGGCAAAGTTTATTGACTCTACTAAAGCATCCATTTGCTCTATAAAGTAAGTCCAAACTACGCAATCGTACTCAACAGTCACGTAATCGGGGGTTATAGAAGCAATATATTCTGTTTCTGGTACTCTATTATTGAGAACTGCAAAATTTCCATAAACGTTTCTCTTGCTAAAGCTTTTTTGGAATAATTGCATGTTTTTTGTAACATTTCCGTCTATTTTTGATCCAAGTCCACGATTCTGAGTTAGGCTTCTTCTCTTAAACATGATCAGTGGAGCTAGTAACCTACCATTTGCGTCTCTGTAATATCCGTCTGCTTGAACTGATTTCCAGTTTTCTGGATCTCCGTATAAAACAGGAACATTTACTCTTGTATTATTCTGAATAACAAAAGGTTTGATCACTTCTTTGAAATAGTACATTATCGCTTGATCAAAGTCTTGTATTCCTACTTTAAACTCTCTAACGTTGTCATTCTTTAATGATATCTCGTTAGCTCTATTGATTTCAGGTTGACCAAGTTTAGTAGGCTCAGAAAACACTTCGCTAGCAGGTAAGTATCTAGGATCATAAGGATCTACTAGCTTACTCATAAACTCACGTCTGTTCTCTGGTCGTACTACTTGATTAGCCATTATAATCTATTTAGATCTATTCCCAATCTGTCTGGGCTCACGTAATGAGTCTCCAGAATGATAGAGAGCGAGTTACCATACCGTTGTAAACCTTCAGAATAAGCATAGTCATTGTCTTTACCGACTATTAGCTGATTTTCATTAACGTTATTTACTTCAAAGTAGTGTTCGTTCCACATTATTATATCTCCGATCTCAGGATAAACTCCACTTTCTATTAAGTGATCTTTAAAAAACCTAAACACCGAAGTTCTGTTAACGTCTATTGCGTAATCGATTCTGTTTACTCCAAAGTCCCCTCTTTCAATAAGACAGTTTAGTAAAACAGGACCTATAAAATATTTGTTTACTGCCTCTCCATACATATTAACTGGAGTATCGCTTAGTTTTATTTTATAATAGCCTATTTGCTGACTGATGATGTCTTCAAGCAATTCTCTATTCATGGTTTTGAATAAATCTATATCTCGTAGAGTTCCAAAAAGTGCCATTATCCTATGTATATTAAAAGTGGTACTTCTTTTAAGGTATCAGATAAAGAAGCTTGCTCTGATTGTTTTCTTTCTAATTGAGATCTTCTAGACATATCATCGAAGTCTTGACGAAGTTTCTCTCTTAATGCTAATTGAGTTTCTTTTCCTTTAGCAATAAGATCAGCTCCATTAAGAGTTACTTCTGATCCTGGAATAGGCACTTCTGAGTATTTTCCTCTAACTAGCCCAAGTATCTCTGAAGCTAAAGCTAAAGCGTACTCGTATATCCACTGTTTTCCAGGCTGATTGATTTGATGGTAAGTAATATTTCCGTAAGGAGCTTTAGAAGGATTTGTGATTAGTCCAGTATTTCCTCCGTAAGGACTGTTCAGAATAACATTTGAAGAATCGCTTTTCTTAGAGTATTCGATCCATACTACGGCGCCATCTACTTCTGGTTTTGGAAATATCTTTAGTTTATTATTAACTATCTCAAAGCTAAAAGCCGAACGTCTAACTGTATTAGACATTTCTATCTCTTGTATCCTTTGAATGTCCCAATAAACAGGGAAAAGAACAAAGTTAAGACCAGGAGAATAAGAAGCCCATCCAAAGTTTTCTGTTGCTCCTTGATAGTTAATAGATCCTCCTATGTAAGGATCGTAGTATTGATTGATTGCTGGAACTCCTTGATAGAATACGGTTTGAATCACCATTCTATCGTTAGCTGCGATATATCCTTTATCTATTCCCCAAGCTTGAAGATCGTAGACTTGTTGACCAGCATAGAGTTCTAGTGATCCTGATTTGCGATCTACATTTCCTCCTACTAGTGCAGCTTGTCCGTAATTGTCAGCTATATTTATGATGTTCTGTAAAGAAGATCCTACGACAATATTATTTAATTGAGAACCTGTAGAAGCTCCTTCTAAAGAAAGGTAGTTATCTTTTATCTTGGATTGATAAAGTTCTTCTGCGTATACAGCAACAGACTCTTCGAAACAAGCATAGAGTTGTTTGTCTATCAATTCGACATCCATTACTGGATATCCCAATTTTATAGTGATATACTGAGCAACTTTATCAGCATCACACTGAAACGTGTTGTCGTAATCATAGAATCCGAAAGGTGTATCACCAGGAAAAAAGCTTGAAGATCCGGGCCATATTGGACGATTAGCCATTTATGATTTTCTTATAAATATTGGCATTTAAAATAATAGCTTTATTTTATTAGTAACTATTTGTATCTATCCACTCTTGTAGTGGCTGATGATCTCCATTATAGAGTTCTCTTCTAAGATCGTGTTCTAATCCTTGTTCATAAGTAGGAATTACTCCATTTGTTAATAGTTCGGAGTGTCTTTGTCCTCCTATATATTGAATTATGTTTTCAAAACATCTAACAGAGTAAACAAAATTCATATAC